GAGAGGAAAGAACGACGTCGGGACCGATCAAGAATGAGAAATCCCTGGAAGTGAGGCGTACCAGATGGACTGATCTCTTTACCGAAAATACCGTAGGTAACCCAGGCTCGGTTGTCCAAGAGGTTCGTAAGTTCCTGCTCATCCGACTCAGTCGGATTATTGAGCGTAAAGCACCAAAAGCGTGATTCCGGCATGACAACAAATTTATGTGTTGTGTGTCGGAAGTGGACTAGTAATATTATAATAGTCCACGTTCTCGCGCATACCGCGCCAATGACACAACTTCTACCATGCCTTACGTAAAAAAGGGTTTTAAAAGACGGCGCACCATGCCCGCGCGGCGTGTTAGATCTCGGCGCAGCTATTACAAAAAGCGGCGCACCCGGCGGGCGTTCCTACCTATGCAACGTCGGGAGATTGGAGAACCTAAAACTAAAGGCACCTGTCTAAGCAAATCAGGCCTGTCTCAGGTCTTTCAGATGGCAACGCGCACGCTAGGGACTGCAAGCTTGACAAACATTGATCAAGGCCAGGCAGCTGACAACCGCGAGCGCAATCATGTCTTCATTAAGGGTTTCCGTATTAACTTTTCCTTTCGGAATCTGTTAACATCATCCCAGGTTCTTCACTTGGCAGTTATTGCTCCAAGGGACAAGGACACGGTCAACGGTGATAACTTCTTCCGGGCTTATACCGGAGAAGAGGGTCACCAGTTCGGATCAGCTCGTACCTCGCTCGAACAAATCTATGATCCAATCAATACGGATACGTACGCTGTGCTTGCGCACAAGCGTTATCGCATGGCGCCTGCGACTTCTACAGAAGGGCGGAATCTACTCAGTAAATCAATGTATGTCAAACTGAACCGTCAAGTGACGTATGAAAGCATCCTTGCAGGAGAATGCAAGACGCCGGTCTTTTTCGTTTATTGGTGCGATACATACCTTACGTCAAGCAGTGCGATCGGAGGCGGCGAACCCATCCAAGGTTCTGCCAATGCAATTCTGCAAACTGTGACATTCTTTACGAACATGAATCATTAAGAGAAATATAAAATTCCGTAGCTTACCCAAACCCCTCACCTATCGGGGATCCGTTGGTACTTTTTTATTAAACTAGGTTGGCACAAAGGCATACCCTAAGGCCCGCCGGGGGCGGGAGAGAAAACTGACGCGGCCGACCCTAACTTGCCTGGAGGTTATTGGGTGTGCTTGCGCTGCGCGCTGCGGTCATATCTTTAACTCATTAAACTAGGTTAATAGTGTTGTAACGATCAGCAGTGAGCTTCTCGTAGTCAGGTGGTTCGTTACCAAGAACCACAACATGGACATTGGTATCCCAAGTCTTCAAGCGACTCGCATACTTGCCAACTATGACAAGTTTGTCCTTCATGGCTTCCATGAGAGGATACGAGAGATACTCCATCTGGTTGCGAGAAACGTTGAACAGGAAAATGGACTTAGACTCATCAATCATAAAAGCAAGGTCTTCTTTCTTAGTGACACCAAGGATCTGGACTTCGTCCGGGTACTTCGTAGCCATGTAACGACAAAACCAACTCTTTCCCTTACCACCGTCTGGATCTACCACGAAATCGATGGTTCGATCATCTCCTGGGTCGAGGAGGCGGAGCTCGAGCTCTCGTTGCCACTCGTTAGGCTCTCCTGACTGGAGGTTGGGAGCGGGCGCCCGCAGGCGAAACAAGTCAGCCGCGCGCTGATACCGGAGCCAATGACCTGGGTAGGCGAGCGCGATTTCGCGGTCTCTAGGAGCTCTTCCATTGTCGGAAATGAACTCATCCCCCCAAGCGAGAAACTCGGCGAGGTCGTTGCGCTTGCCTTGCTGGGAGACGGGGAAGGTCCCGAACTCCTCAAAGTCGCCCTCTTTCTTACAGTAGTCTCGGGCGGTTTCGTTGGTGGACTGGGCATATCGAACGAAGAAGCAGGCACGGACAACCTTGGCAGAGAGGAAAGAACGACGTCGGGACCGATCAAGAATGAGAAATCCCTGGAAGTGAGGCGTACCAGATGGACTGATCTCTTTACCGAAAATACCGTAGGTA